CGCGTACTTGCCGCGCAGACGACAAACCCGCCGACCGCGCTACCCCTTCAGGTCGGGGTCTGCTTGGTCGGCTGAATGGGACTTCTTGCCCCTCTTGACTTTTGGGGGTTTACGATCCTCAGGGTCAGGCAGCACGGTCACGTCCTCGATCCGAATATCCACGGCCTCCGAGAACGTGACATCCTCACCGGCAGTCCGACGAGCCAGCCACACCATCGCCGCGACCATGAACAACCGCTCAGGATGCCGCGCCCGACCATCCTCATCCATGCCATCAAGGTCGGCCTGGATTCGCTCGACGTCACCCCACGTCTTCGGCAACCCCAACTCCGCGACCTCCACGTCAAAACGCAGCAGATCACGCAGATTGATGTCATCCATGTTCGGTTGCGCATAAACGCGCGAACCAATCTTCAACATCGCCACAACTAGCCCCTTCCTACCCGATGTCGCGCATTACCTTCTCGACAGCCGACAACACCGCATCCGCCAACTCGTCGGCCTGCTCCTCAAACGCCTTCGTGAACGTCCCCGATTCCACGTTCTGCCGCACCCACGCCCACTGTTTCCGATCCTGGTCACCCCGCGCATACACGGGATGCCGAACGAACCCCTTCGAGTCCGCTAGACCAACAGACGCGCCACCAGTTTTCGGGGCAGACAAGTTGATCGTGATCTTCGGGTTACGGCCAGCCATCCCCGCCGTGACCCCAACCTTGCCCGTCTCCACCATTCGCGCAGCCAACCCACCAGACGCAGGCATCGACTCGGCACCCCGCTCCAACACGAACCGGCCCACCGGCTTAGCCAAATCACGAATCGACTTACGAACCGCCTTCAACAAATCCTTATCGGCTGCGGCCTTCAAATCGACCGCGCACCGACGCCACTCCTCGGTGCCCTCAATCCGCAGCCCCTCAGCCACTACAACGCCGAATCAGATGTCCGCAAAATGATCGAAACCGGCGCGACCGCGCCAAGGTTGTCAAGGACAGTGAAGTTGATGCCCTGCAAAACCGGCTTCTCCCCGTTCGCCTTCGGTAACTCGTTGTCGATCTTGATCTCCGGCAACACGACCTGCAACGTCTCCTTGCCTGCCGACAAGTTGCCGCCCTCAAGGGTCGCCACCAACGTCATCGGCGTGTCAGCCAACACCGCATCCCGGAACGCAGTGTCCGCGTACTCAACCGACATTTGCCCCGCGATGTCACGAATCCCAACAACCGGCTTGTCTTTCCGGCCATTCTTACCGAAGTTGAATCGGTCGCCAGCGATCTTGTTGTTACACGACACCGACAGGGACCGCACCGACGCCAACGGGGTCGCAGCAGACGCCAACGTCGTCGCTGTCGGGGCAGTCAACGCGCCCGAATACAGCGCCGCACCCGCGAACTGATACAGATTCCCGCCAGTCGGGTACGTCGCCGTAGCCAACGACCCAGCCGCGACCGCGTCCCGACAATCAAACGTCACCTTCAGCTTCGCAATGTCATCGTTGGGAATCTCCAACTCCCACTGAGACACCACAGACCCAGGGAAGTTGATCGCATCCACCGCAGACCCATCAATCCTCGGGATGCCCTTCTGGATCGTCAACGCGGGCAACGAATCCCCGAGCGTAAATGTCTGCTGATAGGTCGCGCCAGACACCAACGCCGACGACCCAGACCCAAGCATCGCCTGAAACAGCAGGCCCAGCCCTTTCGAGAACGCCTCCAACTGCACGTCACCGGCAGCCTCAACCGTGGTGACCACACGCCGCGCAGACCGGCCCACGCGGGCACCAACCCGCAACCCCTGCCCCTGCTTCACGGACTTGTTGAAGTTCAACGACTCATCAACGAACTCCAAGAACCGGGTCGGCGTGACCGCTATCCCGTAAGTCGACTCGACCCCGAAACCGATTTGTGCATCAGCTGGAATGGTCATGGCGTGTGCTCCTTGATCGTTGCCAATATTTCGGCTTTGGTGCCAGACGCATCCAAGCCAAGCTCTGTGGCGCGAGCCACCAGCTCCGCCTTACTCAAACCCTCAAGGCCCTCGTCGCCAGCGGCCTCAAAGTCACCAGCGAGCAGCCCCTCGGCCACCACGTCGGGCACATCGAAAACCCCGCCAGCCTCAACAGTGACCCGCAACGCCGGGATCACCACGGCCCCGAGCGGTGAAACGTTCCTCAACTTCATAGCCCTACGCTCCTCATCATCTGCGCCACAACGCAGTAACCACGACAGTCGCCTCCGCGACCCGGCCAGCAACAAACCCAGACGCCGGGTCACGCACGATCCCGTTACGCGGCCCACTAATGTCGCTGACCCACGAATCCCGCACCAACCAACCCCCGTCGCCATCAACCCCAAGGTGACAGTTGTCGCCGTCGCGCCACCAGTCCTCCAACCGGTCACACATACCCTCAAGCCGCTTCGACGCGTCCCACTGCACCATCTCGTCGCCAGGCACGAACACGCTCACGGTCACATCAACCTCGATCGCGCGTTCACGTGACCGGCCAGTCCCCATCGTGGGCCGCGTGATCGACTGCCGCACATCCGTCGCCACCGCCACAATCGTGTCCGGTTGCATCGACCCCGGCATCCCTAGGCACACGAGCGCGTCGCACTCGCCCGCGAACAAGGACACACACGCGTCGTAGATCGCTTGCGTGATCGCAGCCGCGCTCACGCAAACCCCAGCGGCGCGTGATACGGGGCCAGCAACAACCAAGCCCTATTCGGGATCAAAAACCCTTGCGGGCTCCGCACCACGTCCTGGTCGGTGCCACCAAAGTTCGCCCTAGGCCCCTGCTGGTCGGCCTGCCACATATGCCGCAAAATGATCGACGCCGCCAACATCACCCCCGCAGGGATCTCGGTCAACCCCGCCAACGCGGCCCCAACCTCAACCCCAATGATCTCGTTGACGGCCTGCACATAGGTGCCCAGTTGCGGGGTCACTTGACTAGGCCCAAGCCGCAACAAAGACGCGGCCTGGGCATCATCAAGGACAACAGTGACCGGCATCCCGATCACGCACCAGAACGAACGCTGGCCACCAGTTTTGCGGCGGCCTTCTCCCCGATCGCAGCAGACGCCGCAACCAAAGCCGCAGCCTCGTCAATCAACACGGGAGCGATCTGGTCCGGGGTACCGTCGGCACGCACCGACAACGCAGCCACACGGTCACCAACCGGCGCGGCCTCCGCGACCGGCTCACTCGCAGCCTTCTTCTTCGCAGCCATTCTTCCTCCTTGGCCTCAAGCGGGGCAGGTGGGGCGACCCGGCCACCGAAGCAGCCGAGCCACCCCCACCACTCACGTGTTGGAGTGCTTCCACGCCTTCACGGCACCAGCGTTCTGCATGGTGCCATCGGAACGCTGGAAGGCCACGAACCCGACCTGGAAGTAGTCGGCGTAGCGTTCGGTCGCAGCAGCAACGCCACATCCGACGCGTCCCGAATCACGTACGCCTCACGGAAGTCACCGAACAAGATCGACTTCGCGTTAGCCGCAGGCACCGGGACGTAGTTGTTGAGGATGACGCCGTGACCCAGCAGCGAGTCAGGTGCACCCTTCGCCAACGACGGCTCCCACAGCGGCCGGTTCTGGTTGTCCTTGATCTTCCGCACCATCTTGCGGGCATCCTGCGACATCATCCAGTTGCAGTTACCGCCCTCAATGTAGGCAGGGTCGATCGACTCAGCCAACGCCATCAGGTCGTCGTAGCCGACCGTGGTGGTCTGACCGGCCACGCCAGTCACACCAGCGGTCGCAGACGTGGCGATGCCGTCCGGCTCGGTCGAGCCAGCGCCAACCGTGAAATGACGCGCCTGAATCCGACCAATCCGCTGACCGAGCGCCTTCGCCAACCATGAATCCAGGTCGAACGCACTGTCCTGCAGCAGCTGGAAGCTGACCCGTACAATCTTCGAGGAGTACATGTACGCCTCAAGTTGGTTGGTGCCGAACGTGAAGTCTTGTTCAGTGTTCTGAACATTCTCCCCAATGAGGACACCCTCGTTGGCGGTGTCGTCAACGGTCGGCCACGGCAGAGTGTTGCCCGTCTCTGTGGTGATGACCTCAGCGACCTGACGCATCGCAGCCACCGACTTCACGGCCTCGATCAACTTGGTGCGGAACCCAGCCGGAACGAGGTAGCCACCAGCGCCACCCGAGGTGGTTCCGGCAGCGTTCTGAATGTCGGTGAACCCGCTGCGCAGCGCCTGGGCCTGCTCAGCGTCCAACGCCTGCGGGCCGCGACGCATCCACGAGTTGAACGCCGAAGCGTACAGCTCGCTGCCGTCCTTGCCCACGGGCTCGGGGTCAACCTCAGATGGGGCCGGCCCGAAACTGGACATAGCGTTGGCAATCGTCAAGTGCTTCTCAGCACGCGCGATCTCCTCGCCCTTGCCGTCAAGGTCAGACTCCAGACGGTCATAAACCGCCTTGTCTTCCTCATTCAGGGGACGCCCCTCACGCTCAGCGCGATTCACGACCTCCTGCATTTGCTCCCAGATCTGCGCCCGCTGCTCGCGGAGTTCCTGAGTGTTAGCCATGCCTGATCTCCTTAGTTTGGTGAGCATGGGTTTCGACCTGGCGCAGGTTGCGACAGGAAGTTCTATGAAGGTGACTCAACTGACCTTCTCGCCGTTGAGCCGGTGACGGGTCGCCGCCAACGCTGACGCCCCATCCCAAAACGCGGCCACCTGTCCGGTGACCGGTGACGGTTGGTAGATCGACAAATCGAAACTCGCCGCAGGCTCAACCGACCCACGGGCCTCGACACTGTTAGCCAACCCGGCCTCCACGGCCTCATCAGCCGTATACCAAGTTTCGGCCCGCATCCGCTCGCGCCAATCAGCNNGCACTACCGCCTGCTTTCGCCGCGTACACGTCCGCGATATTGTCCGAAAGTTTGTCCAACAGGTCGGCCATCGAACGCATATCGGTCGCAGGCCCGACGCACACGCCCCACGCGTCGTGAATCATCAACGTCGAGTTGGGCGCCATCACCAACTCGTCAGCCGCAGCCGCAAGCACAGACGCCGCCGACGCAGCGAGACCATCCACGACCGCGACCACGCGCGCATCAAACCGCCGCAAAGCATTGATGATCGTGACCGCCTCAAACACTTCCCCACCGGGCGAGTTGATGTGCACCTGGATCTTGTTCACGGCATCCGCGTCGAGCAGCGACAGGGCCGCCGTGAACTCCTTCGCAGAAACACCCCACTCCCCGCCCCACGAATCAATCGGGTCGTACAACTGGAACGTGACAACCCCAGCCTCATCGACCTCGGCAGGCTCAACCGTGTTGAGAACCGACCTTCGGGCAGGCTGATTCGACCCGTGGAACCGGTAACGTGAATCACTCACTAGACACTCCTTCATCAACCGCGACCCCAGCCGCGTCAAGTTCGCCAAAGTTCAGCGGCCTGAATCGCACGTCGCCGCCCTCAACAGGTGGCCGCTCCTCCAATTCACGGATCTCGTTCGTCGACAACGCGCCCAACTCCCACATCGTCCGGTAGAACGCCGACCGTTGCGCCGAATCACCCCGCAGCAGCCCCTCAACAGAGAACCGCGCATACACCGCCTGGGGCCGCAAAACCCTCGACAACCGTTGCTCAATCCGCGTCAAAATGAACCGCAGCGTGTAAACCACGTAGCCGATTGACATTTGCTCGATTCCAGACCCCCACGAAGTTGTTTTCTCCGTAGACATCAACATGTGCGGCGGAATCCCGAACATTCGCGCCACTTCAGCCACCTGAAACTCACGAGACTGCAAAAACTGGGCATCCGCTGGCGGGATCGACAACTGGTCAAACTTCAAACCCCCACCAAGCACGATCGGGTCATAGGGGCCTAGCGACGCACGCCGCGCCGTCCAACGCGCCTGCAACTGTTGCGCCTGCTCCGGCGTCAACCGCTGCTCCGTCTGCAAAACACCCGTCGCCAACGAGTTCGACCCGAACAGCGTTGCACCGAACTCTTCGGCAGCCAACGCCAACCCGATCCCCTGCCGCGCAGCCCGGATCGGCGACACCCCACAAATCCCGTCATACCCAAACCCAGGGATGTGCAGAATGTCATCGTCGGTGTAGACCTTCGAGCCGTCGATCACATAGATCTTCTTGCCCATCGACGTGGGGCCACCAAGTCGCCCAACCTTCACCCGGCCAGGGTGAATCGGCCACATTTCCGCGATCGGGTCTTGCGGTGTCCCACGCAGCAACAAGTAAGCGTTGCCCCACAGCAGCAAATGGGCACCGACGATCTCCCACAAATCAAACGGGGTCAAGTCAGGATGCGGATCGGCCAACAGTTTCGCGGCCCGACCCCCAGCCTTCACACGCGCCCCCTCTTGCGACTTGTAAGCATGCAACGGCAGCGACGCCACCGACGACGCGATCAGGTTCACGGCCCGCCAAACCGTCGAAATCCCGAGAGACTTCTCCTCGGTAACTGTCTGGCCGGAAGCGGTCGGTTGCCCACCGAACAACGAATCCAACGAATCCAACCCCAGCGGGGTGGAAGGGTTCTCAACCGAACCCGCAAAAATAGGTGCCAGCAACGTCACGACGCGCCACCGCTAACAGCCGCAGTCTTGTTTGCCGCAAACACGGCCACACCGCCCGCGACCGCAACGAACACACCCGCGAACAGCACCCCAAGCCAAGGAGCCTGCAGGCCCGTCGCGACCACAACCAACCCGAGGCCGAAAGCGATCGCATACAAGCCGACCATCTCGACAGTGTTCACGTTCACCAGATCCCAACCCCTTTCAACGAGTCGTTCGCGCTCGCGCCGTGCGCAGCCAAAGCCACGGCCTCCAACATCGACAAATCAGTGACCGACTGCCGACGACCCAACACCTTCCGGTCACCCACCGGACGCCACCGCGCACCCTCCGCAGCCTCATCCAAATCCGGGTGCCCGTGATGCACCAAGGTGCCCAACCGCACCCCGTCCTCAATCAGCGCACACCCGTCGATGAACTGCTCCAAACCGGCGGCCACGATCTGTATCCCCTGCAGCTCCAAGTCAGGGATCAAATCGCCACCCGGCCCCTTCGTGTCCATCACGATTGGCAGCCCGTACGTCGACTGCAACCGCGCCAACTCGGTGACCAGCTCGTCAAACCCATACGCCCAACGACCCTGAGCACCAACCACCAGACGCCCATCGTCGTCAATCAACGCGGCCCCGATCGACACCATCGTCCGATCCAGCGACAACGCCACCCCGAACGCATCCGGGATCGGCGGCTCATCCGGCGGATCAACCCGACACCCGTTCCAGTTTCCGAGCGCAGTCTCGTCCCCAGCCTTCGGTTTCGGTTTCCACTGGTTCAAATACGAGCGGCAAAACTCGCTGATCTTCCCCTCACGCCGCGCCTTGTCCCACGCCGCCTGAATCGTCGCCAACGCCACCTTGTGATCTTGACAATCACGGTCACAATCAGGCCGATGCACCGCAGGCATGCAAGACAACCAAGTCTCAACCACACCAGGGTCAGCCGCAGGGTCAGCCG